ATCGTTGAACCCGATCCGCGGCGTTGGATGGTGATTTGCTGGACGTGCCGGACGATGGGACCGACAACCCACGGCACAACTGAGCGGCAGTCAAAGAAAATGGCGATCCAGCGTTGGAACTGCCGGGCGGTGCGTTTAAGCGAGTTGCCGGACAGCTACCGGAAACTGTTTGAAGAGAAGCGAGTGCGCGCCAAGGCGAAGGAGGCGATGAAGGAGGGGATAAAGGCGATCAAGGAAGTCAGCAACCCCTCGCCGTTGGCATCCTGGCCAAAGGAGGTAAAGGCTTTCAACGCATTCCTTGAAACCGAAGACTTGTCACCCTTGGAAGCCGGCGACATCCCACCCGAAGAACTGGCGGCGGCGTGGGCAAAATGGGTAAAAGAGCAGGAATGAAGCGGCGCAAACTCAACAGAGCAGAGAAACGAGAACGTAAAATGCAAAAATTCATCTATTCAGAAACAAGCCTGATTCGGGGGTTAGTCGAGGACGGGCACCCGGACGCGAAAGAAGTGTGGCAGAAAGCCCGCGGGGCCCTAACCCATGGCATCGACTGGTCGCCGACCGATGAGCACGGGATTTGCTTTTCCAAGGAGGGAGCCGAGAAGTGTTTGAACCAATTCCTTGAGTTGAAGAACGGCGGGGAAAAGGAACTAGAGCAAGCGCCACCACCGCCAGAGAGCGAGGAGCGCATGTTGACCGTTCACGCGCTCCAACAAAATCCGCGGATGTTGCTGGCCAGTGACGGGTTTCTGATTCGCTCCGTGGAAGTGGGCGACTCGGCCAATTTCATTGTGGGGATGAAATTAAAGGCGATCCCGCACCCGACCGCGAGCGGGTATTGGTTGCTGGTCGGGCCGCGCCCGAAGTACAAAGGGAGATGGTGAAATGAAACAGAGAATCGTATGGGCAATTTACATCTGGCTTTGGCAGGCGTGGCTTAAACATCCGGGAACACGACTGAGCAATTTCTGGTTCCGAGTCTGGTGTCTTTATTGTCGCGCCACCGGAGTTCGTCAATGAGAACCGCCCTTGGCATTCTGTTCCTGACTATCCCTTTCTTCCTTTTCTTTTGGATCGTTTCCTGCATCATGGGTTGGACCGAAGCGATGATTGGCTTTATGCTGGCGGCGGTTGTCTGCGCCATCCTCTACTTCGGTCTCACGTATTTGATAGACAGGAACTAGGCTATGTTGCTGGAGACGTTTACCGGACGCGAACCCAACCCGGTTGTCCCGACGTTGACCCCGGAGAGTGAAGCCGTCCTCTTAGAGCGGAGCGGCCCGGAAGCGGTCGCAGAGTTCCTTAAAGCCAGGGCTCGGGTGTTGACCGAGATGGCGGTTGACCCGTTCCGATGCGGGTATGAACCTGAGATTTGGGGGAAAGCCGACGAACAGATACGCATTCTGCGCGAACAATTCCCGGTCGGGGTGATCCAGTTGCTTCTATTAGGTGGGAACAGAAGCAGTAAAACGTACTACGCGGCCAAACGCATCATGCAGATGATGATTCGCAAGCCGGGGACGCGGGTGTGGTGTTTGCAATCGACCGAAGTAGCCTCGCGCGCCGATCAACAGGGGTTGATGTTTGACCTGATACCGCCGGAATGGCGACCTGTAGGCGGCAAAGTCATGGGACGGCATAAAACGACCAGGATTACCTACTCAAATGCCGGCGGGTTTAGCGAAAACATATTCGTTCTCAACAATGCCTCGACGTGCTGGTTCCGGTTCTACGGGGCAGACGTGAAAACGATTGAAGGGGCCGAGCTCGACGCTTGCTGGTGCGACGAATTGGTCAAACCAGACTGGATCGAGGCGCTTCGGTTCCGCTTAATCACCCGAAACGGACTGCTTCTTACCACGTTCACCCCGGCAGAAGGGTATTCGGCGACCGTGGCCGAGTATCGGGACAACTGCCGCTTAATCGAGGAAACGACCGGGGAATTGCTCGCCAAAAACGACAATCGCGTCCCACGGGTAGAGCAATGCACCGGCGAACGGGTGACAAACGCGCGGATTGTCTATTTCCACACCGCCGACAACCCCTTTGGCAACTATCCGGCGATGAAAATAGAGTTGGCCAACAGCAACCGGGAACGAATCCTGATGCGCGCCTACGGAGTAGCGACCAAAACCCATTCCGCGCAGTTCTTCTTTGTGCCCTCGGTCCACATCATCAGCGCAAACCGAGTGTTGGAGTTCCAAAAGAAGTACTTGGACGGCACCCGTTACCATTTGGTTGACCCGTGCAGCGGCCGCCCGTGGTTCATGCTCTGGTTCTTCTGCATTCCTGGCCGCACTATTATATATAGAGAGTGGCCGTCCTTCGGGCACTTGGGAGCGCACATCCAGGGCTACGGGGATTTGGGGGCGTGGGCGATTGCCGGCCCTGCCCCGGACGGAGCGCGCGGACCAGCCCAGGTCCCGCTGCAATTCGGCCTGGATCGCTACAAGGAGGAGATATTGCGCCAGGAACAGGGCGAACTCATTTTTGAACGCTGGATGGACGCCCGTTACGCCAACTCCGCCAAGACCGAGAGAGAAGGAACGACCACTCTCATAGAGCAGATGGAGGATTTAGACTTGCAGTTTATCGCGATGACGAGCGAGAAACGCATCCTCGGCACCCCGGACGGGTCAATCGACTTGATAAACTCCGCCCTCTATTATGATAGAGAGACGGAACTAGGGCTTTTCTCCGCTGCTTTAGGCAAAATCAACGAACCCGAACTCCTCGTAAGCGAGCATTGCCCAAACGTCATTAACGCTCTCCAAAACTGGACGGGAATGGACGGGCAACATGGCGCGTGCAAAGACCCAATCGACGTTTTGCGGGGGTTCTACTTGTCCAGGCTTGGGTTCATCGACGAAAAAACCGTTACCCTGACCAAAGGGGGATGCTACTAAACCGCTTCTATTATATATAGAGAGGCAAAATGGGAAAACGCCCGGATAAACACTTCCTTCGCCTAGGAGAAGTCATGGCCTGGCTGGATTGCACTCATGATCGGGTACGCCTCTATTGTGAGGCAGGGGTATTGACACCACTCCAACCTAAGCCATCATGCAGGCGGGTATTTCGCCGCAGCGAGATAGAGCTAAAAATCCTGCATATTCCGCCCGACGAGAAGCCATAGGGGAGAAAACCATGATAATCAGACCTGGACAGAAACAAGGCCAGTACGACAGTCTGGAAACAAGCGGCGGGGACGTTGATCTCCAACGGATCAAGGATGAATTGGCCGACGTGCAAAGCGCACGCTCCTGGTTCTTCGACCGCAACCAACTCGCAATCGACATCTGGCAAAGCCGCTGGGAAGGCCAAACCAACGACGGTCGGAGGTGGCCGCTCAAGGATGACGGGGTGTGCTTCCCTTGGCCCGGCGCGAGTGATACGCGAGTCCGGCTCGCTAAACGCGGGGTGAACGAATACCGAACCCTCTGTATGTACGCGCTAATGAATATGAACCTGCAAGCGCGCAGCACCCGCCCGAGCGCCACCGCGCGGGAAAGCAAGCAGGCAACGACCCTCTTAAACTGGCAACTCTTTTCCCATTTGCAGGCCGAATGGCACTTTGAAAGCGAGTTGGCAATCGTCTGGTCCGCGGCCCTCGGCAGTTCTGTTATGGCGGTTGACTGGTGCCAGGAACGCCGGCTGGAATACATCGACGTAGGCGTCCCAGAACTCGCACAGATATTGGGGAAAATGGTCGGGCAACCAGTCGATCTCCTCGTTCTCCAGGACATGCTGACCGATCCGGCAGGGGAAAAGGAACTCGCGCAACTCATCCAGCAAATCTCACCCATCATCTCGACTTCCCAAGCCAAGTCCATCCTCCGAGATTTCCGCGACCTGCGACACGCTGAAATCCCTGTCCCCTACACGTTCCGCTCCTCCCCATCGTTCACGACCCTGCGCCCGATGATTGATGTTTTCTTTAACCCGGAAGCCAGCGACCTCCAAAGGGAGCGTTGGATAGACCGTGTGGAGTATGTGACCGAGAGCATTTTGACCGACCGAATCGAGACGGAGGGATACGACCCGGAGTTTGTCTCTAAGGCGCTGGAAACCCGCGGTCAATCGCCGGGATTCGTGACGGGCCGGGCAGGTGTCGGGATGTTCTCTCGCGGCTACAACGTAGTCACGCCCGGCAACAAATCGGCGGAGGAAAAGGGGCAACTAATCGAGCTCCACCACTTCTACCACTACGCCCTCGACATGGGCGTCCCCTGTCTTTATCGGACGGTGTTTCATTCGGACGTGGACATCTACGCGACGCATGGCCTCTGCGAATACAAACATGGCCAAATGCCGTTTCACGCTTTCAGT